TGATCGCATCGTTCAGGTTGTCGTCCTGCTCCGTCTTCTCGGGCTTGATCTTGAGATAGTCCTTGAGACGTGCCAGGAGGACGTAGGGGTCACCGAGTGCCATCCAACTCCCCTACTTCTTGGTCGTGGTGGTCCGGGTGGGAGACGCCTTCGGGACGAACTCGAACTTCGCGGAGTCCTTGCGGACCTTGAAGAACTGCTCGCGACCCTCCAGCATCGGGTGGCCCTCGCGGACCGTGTCGCCGACGTAGACCCAGCCCCACGGGTCGCAGTTGAAGGCCACGGTCGCCACGAAGATTCGACCCTTCGGTGCAGCCAGCGCCATCGTCTTGCTCCTTTCAGGGGGTCAAGGGGGCGAGCCGGAGCCCGCCCCCTCAACTGCTAGGTGCTTACGCCTGCTTGACCGACAGGCGGCGGAACGCGTCGGGCACGAGGATCTTGGAGTTGTTCATCCAGACCGCGTACACGCCGCGCTTGCCGGTCGGCCGGTTGCCGTTCGCAGCGTCGAAGACGTGCGGGACCATCTCGACGTTCATGCCGATCCGGTCCACGATCAGGAACTGGGAGAAGTCTCCGAAGATCATGAGCGTGGAGTCGGCGGCGTTCGCCGCACCGGCCTTCGCGGAGGTGAGGGTCGGCAGGGCGGTCGAGCGGTAGGTCGGGTAGTCGAGCAGGCGGGCCGGGGTCCCGTCGCCGATGCGGACCCACAGGTTCGCGCCGCCGGAGCTGTCGAACTGACGGACCGCGTTGTAGACGCTCTTGTGCGCCATGAGCGAGGCGTTGGGCTCCCAGCGGGCGTCCAGGGCCTCCTCCAGCGCGTAGAGGTCGCCGACGGCGAAGGTGTCGATCGCGGCGGTCAGGACGTTCTGACCGGCCGCGAGGCCGCCGTTGATGCCCTGGGGCGGGGTGTTGAGGCCGGTGCCCGCACCCGTGGTGAAGGACTCCTCCTCGCGGCCCTTGGCGTCCACCAGCATCTTGGTGATCTCCGAGCGGAGCGCGCTCCAGCTCAGGTCGATCTCCATCGAGAACTGGACGAAGCCCTGGACGCGGTTGGTCCGGACGACCGGCTGCGCCACGGTGAACGCGGTGTCGGGGGCGGTCGTACCCTCAGCACCACGGACCACGGAGACGCCGGACGAGGTCACGCCCTGCCACTCCTTGCCCACGATCTTCTCGACCCGGGCCAGCTCGCGGAGGGGGTTCCGGACGCCCGCCGAGGTCAGGATGACCGTCGGGTCGAGCTGGAACGGGACCGCGTAGCCACCCTCGGTGTCGGTGCCGAGGGACTGGTTGGCGCGGATCAGGGCCTGGCGCTCCTCGACCGTGCACATGGCGTCGGAGCCGTGGCGCATGATCTTGGTGAACGCGGCCTCGTACTCCTTGGAGCCGGTGGCGAGCATACGCTTCGCCAGGTCGCCGGAGCGGTTGTCGACCTCGTCCAGCAGGGACTCCGCGTACTCCTGCGAAGCCTCCTTGTCGCGGACGCCGTAGGAGGCGCGCTCGATGGCGCGCTTCGCGTTGTCGGCCGCCCGGCGGACGTAGTCCTCGGTGGAGTTGGACTCCATCCGGAGGGAGTCGAGGTCGTAGAGGTCGCGGTCCTCGACCTTCTTGATGAAGGCCGGGGCCTCGCGCTCGGAGACCTTCTTCTCGCCCAGCGAGCGGACGGTCTCGATGCGCTCCTCGGCGCGCTTGATGTCGGAGCGGAGCTGACCCAGCTCGTCGCTGAGCCCGTCCCACTCGGCCTGGCGCTCCTCGGAGAGCGCGGCGTCGGCCGCGTCCTCGTGGATCGCGCGAAGGGCGTCCTGGACCTCAGCCAGGCGGGCCTTCATCTCTTCGAGAGTCATGATGTTTCTGAGCCTTCCTCAGATGTCGAGCAGGCGAAGCGCCCGCTCTCGTGCGTTGCTGGACATGCCCGTAGAGGTGCCCGCCTGGGCGGCGTCGTCCGGGTCTTCTTCGCGAGCCTCGTCGGACTCCTCCGCACCCGCTTCCGGGGCTACGGAGTCGTCGTCAGCGCTCTTCTTCTCGTCGCCCTTGGCCTTGGGGTCGGAGGAAGTCTTCTTGTGGTCGGACACCTTGTGCTTGCCCTTGACCTTGTCGCAGGAGCACTCCTTGTCCTCGGACTTGGAGTCGGCGGCCTTCTTCGCGAACGGGTTCTCGCCGCGCGCGAAGGCGTCGGCGTCCTCGATGGAGATCCCGGCGGCGATCAGGGCGGCCACGGCCTCCTCGCGGGCGGTCTCGCGGATCGCGTCGGCCAGGGCCTCGATCCCGCCGTCGTCGCCGTCCTCGCGCTCCTCGTCGCCGACGGCCTCGCCCTCGTGGGCGAGCGCGTACAGGCGCTCCCGGTCGGCGGTCGTCATCTCCTCGGCGGAGCGGACGCCTACGCTGGTCTGCGAGTAGGCCGGGAAGACCACGGGGCCAGCCTCCATCAGCTTGACCTCCTTGATCGTTCGCTGGAGCGGACCGCGCTTCTTCGCCTCGGCCCCGCCGTACAGCAGGTCCAGCAGCTCGCCACGGTCCTTGATCTCGTTGCCCTTGTTGTCCGTCCAGGAGTCGCGGACGACCTTCATCCGGAAGGACATGCCGGTGACGGCGCCCTCGGCGATGGCCTCGCGGATCGGGTCGGCGTGCTCGAAGAGACGGGCCTGGACGCGGAGTCCGTGCTTGTCCTCCTTCACCGACTCGAAGCGGCCGATGGGGAGCTGGCCGAAGCGGCTGTCGTGGCCGTGGTTGAACTGGAGCACCGGCTGGCGCTCCCGCAGGGTCTTCCGGAAGGCGCCGCGAGCGATGCGCTCGTTGAAGTGCCCCTCCCAGGAATTGATCTCGGTGTCGGCGTCGAAGACGGCGGCGTAACCCTCAAGGGTCTTGCCGTCGCCCTCCTTTGACGCACGCTCTTCCTCGGGCAGCGGCTCGAAGTCCACGGCCCGCTCGACGTAGGTCATCGCAGTCCTTACTTCTTCGGGGGGGCGGGCTTCGCTGTGGTCGCCGCCTTCGGTGTCGCCTTCGCCGCCCCCGACTCGACCTTCGCGAGCGTCGCCTTACTGGGACGCCCGGGGCCGGAGTTGGGAGCCTTCGAGAGCGCGCCCTGGTTCGCTGAGGGACCAGCGGCAGGATCGGGCGGCCCGTCGGGCATCGGGGGCTGGAGCTGGACGGAGTAGAGGCCGGTGTGCTTGAGGAGCGACCAGTCCTTCTTCATGACCGCCTCCACGATCGAGTCCGGCGTGTAGCCGTCCTGGATCAGCTTGGTGATCGTGGTCGCTTCCTGCGTCTGGATCTCCGCGATGTCCTTGACGTCCTCGCGGAGGTACGAGATGTCCCGGTCGTCGTACCAGAGGCGCGCCGCCTTGGGGACCTTGACGAGCGTCTGCATCGAGGCGCAGAACGAACGCCAGAGCGGACGCATCGTGCCGTCGGCGAAGGCGTCGCGGGCGCTCCGGAAGTTACCGGCATTCAGGGACGAGCCCTGCATACCCTCGGAGAGTCCGACGACGACGGGGTGGACTCGGGCCGCCGCAGCGATGCGCGTCTCGCCAGCACCCTGGATCTTCTTGAAGTCCAGGGCCTGGAAGTCGATGGTGAGCGGAGTAACCGCCGCGCCACCGCCGAGGTACATCGTCTTGTAGGCGTTGTCCGGGCCGGAGTGGTTCTTGTTGATCGCCTTCATGAACTCCTTGAACTGCTCCTCGGTCACGGTCTCCTTGAAGGAGACTGCGATGTTCGGAGTAGCGGCGTTCCGGTAGAAGGCGGTCTTGTGACGGGTAGCCAGACCGTCGGCTTCGATCTCGCGGAGGACCGGCGTCAGCCAGCTCATCCCCCGGTACTGGGCCTCGGGGTCGGGGAGCGGCGCCCAGTGGGCGATCTGCCCGTTGGAGCCGTCGACCGGGTAGACCTGCCAGTCCTCGGGGGAGTCCGTGCCGCCGGGCTTGTAGATGTAGCCCGCGACGTCGCTCTTCACGGCCTCGGCCGGGGGAGCGGTGAGGACGATGTCGACCCAGTCGGGGCGCAGGCGCCGGAGGCGCTTCCCCTCGCGGACGACGAAGAAGTTGCCGCCCAGGTCGACGTCCTGGATGGCGCGCGTCAGCAGCTCGCCGGTCGTCGCGTTGGGCCAGGGGTTCTCGAAGATCTCCAGCTCGGTCGTGCCGAACAGATCCTGCGGGCGGCCGTTCTTGATGGCCTGGAACTGGAGCCGGGCCTCGGAGAACAGGAGCGAGCGGGCGACGCAGCAGGCGAAGACGATGCCGTTGCGCTTGTAGAGGCCCTGCACCGCGTTCTCGAAGGAGCCGTCGGCTTCCTCGCGCTTCTCGTACGGCGTGATGGAGGAGAGGCTGAGGGGGTACTGCGAGCCGCCGAACTGGAAGTAGGAAGCCCACTCGTTCTGACTGAGGCGTTCCTCGTCAGGCTTGCGCCCGAAGAGGCTCTGCCAGACCTTAGCCATCGTCGCCTCCCTTCTTCACGTCGATGAACGCCAGGGCCACCGCCCCGGCAACTGCGCCCCCGTAGAGGCCGTACGGTCCGAACTGCCAGACTGCTCCGGCCGTCACCATCAGCAGGAGAACTGCGACGGCGATAACCGCTTGTGTAGGTGTCACCGTGTCAGTCTCCGTAAGCGATCCAAGGCGCCGAGGCGGGAGCCTCGTTGCTCAGCTTCTTGTAGCCCCACATCGCCAGCGTCGCGCTGACGAGGGGGGAGATGTCCGAAGCGGCGTTCTTCTTGTCCCAGGCCCACTTGTCGGCCAGGTCGCGCTTCGCTGCGGCAGCGACCGCGTTGGTAAGCGGCTGCTGGCCGGTGTGGATGACCTTCGGGACCTCGCCCTTGCGGGGTACGACCCCGGTGTGGAACTCGCCGCAGGCGACGGCGTATTCGGACGTCGTCGGCGACCAGATCTTGACGCCCGCGTTCTCCAGCTCGGTGATGAGCGAGGACGCCTGGCCCTTCTCATCGATGATCACCGCGTCGGGCTTCATGTTGTTCCACATCTCGCGGATGCGTCCGGCGATCCAGTCGGTGCCCGGCCGGTAGTCGTACTGCTCGTAGCCGGTGATCTCGACGTGGTGCATACCGTCGTCGTTGATGCCGCAGGCGGTGATGCAGCCCCAGGCCCTCGTCGGCGACACATCGACCGCCAGGACCCAGGTGTTCTTCGAGCCGCCCATCAGGATCTCGGACTCCTCGTCCGTACGAGCCTTCCAGGACTCCTCATCGATCACGGCCCAGGCGTCGCCGTCGACCGGCCACCGGCCCACCGACAGGCGCTCGACCTTGAACGCCGCCTTCTCCTGGCCGTCGGCCCGGTACTCGTTGTCCACGGTCTCGTACGAGATGCGGATGCCGTAGCCGGGGTTCGACTTCGCCCAGGTCTCCTCGGCGTCGAGCGGGTCGTGCTCGTCGCAGTCCGGCAGGCAGAAGTCCGTGCAGACGTCCGCCGACCACTCCGCGAAGAAGAGGTAGGGGTCCATCTCGCCCGTCGACAGGGCGTTGATCGCGCGCGAGCGGATGCGCCCGAACTCGAACGCGTCCTCCAGGCCCGCCGAACCCGTGAACCAGAGCTGGGGGTTGGGCTGCGCCGACAGCGTCGGCCT